TGTCGTCCACCTTGGTGATACGACGGATCTTAACGTTGTCAACCGTAGGCTCACCTGGGTCAGACGGTGTTGCAGGAGCAGGAGGCGCAGTACTGGTAAACTCTACAATAGTAGGGTTAGCATCAGTAATACGCCAGGGGTAGGTGGAATCAGTCGTGAGCTTCTCGTCGTATTCTTTAGTTGTAGCGTTCCAGAAATAAACGTGGATCTCAGATTTAAAAATGTACGGAAAGTCAAACGAAAAAGTTAGTTTACTTCCGTCTCCGGCTTTAATTGTTTGTACGTCAGAGCACGACATAATTAGTTAATAGTTTCAATAACGTGTTTCAAGAACGGATGGATCAAAAACTTCACCTGCCCTAGAGGCTTCTTCGGTCAGGTCCTTTCTAACTTGCCTCAACTCAATAGCAGCATACATATCTGCATCCATTTCAGCGTAAGCAATTTCTTCTGCTTGACGCCTTGCTTCAGACAGACGAGCATGAATATCATGCCACTGTTTCAGACCAACTTCATCAGACTTAAACCCTTGACTACGCAGTTCACGTAGCTTTTGGATGCTGTCCCAATCACCAGCGTCACGCATAATCTCTTTAATAGCATCCTGGAAATGACCACGTTCGCCCATAAGACGGAACAATTCAGACCGTTCCTCAGGAAGCAATCTTACACCATCTTTGGTTCTAAACGTAGTGTTGATGTCAAACTCAACTTCTTCCAAGAACTTTTCTTCAGGAGTCTGTGCAGGGTGTATTTGGATAGGGCTGTAAGCATTGTAAAGACGTTGCATCATGCCGTAACCATTAGGCTTCTTACCAGTAACAGGACTGTAAACATAAGCCTGTTTGGTGTCAAACAATGCACCAACAAACCTGTTACGGTTGTTAAGTTGAGACATAAAGTCAGACTCAACCTCTAGCAAACCTTCACTCAAGATACGAGAGAAATCACCACGCAATGAAGCCATAGGTCCAAGACCATTGACAAAACCAGCCGCCCAGCGGTTAATAGCAGCGCCATTACCGCTTGTTATATCCATCAAAGGTTTGATAGTAGACAGGGTAGTGCGGTTAGTAATAGCAGAACTCAAGATGAAAGCCATCTTTTGGCTAAGGTTTTCCATCTTAGCTTCACCAAGGCTATCGAAGTTATCACCGATGTTAGCGGCAAGTGCTATCCAATCAGCAATCGGTCCGAGCTGAGCGTAAGAATAGTACTTACCATCTAGTCCTTTGATGCTACGTGGTTTCCAGTTAGAGTTTTTAATACGAGCCAGTTGAAGCTCTTTGTCGTAAAAACCATCACCAGTAAGCCTATCGTTCATAATAAGGTTATAGGTGCCAAGCATTGCAATCGCACCAATAGCCTTACGACCACGTGCCATATACTTAAGGTCAGCAAGACGCTCCTGCTTAGCGATAACGTCCATGTTTTCAATGTCAAAACCACGGGTTTTTAACAGTTCATTGACACGGTTTTCGTCTGCCAACAGGTCATCAAGACGTACATAAGCAAGCTCATTGACATCACGTTGCCACGGTGCCCAAGGACCATACTTACCCATAATATCGATAGAGTTTATTGACGTTGCGTTGAACATCATAAATGGTTTGGCAGCAGGAAGAATCCTGGTAAGGTCATCAAGACCCCTTGCCATAGGTGTGTCGATATTAAGTGCCATCTCAGAAGTGGCATACTTAACAGCGTCATCTTGCAGCAAACCTTCAGAATTAAACATCTGGCTGTAGTATTTGTCTGCAATAGGCTTGACGTTTTCCTTGGTAACAGGTTTACCAGAAGCAATCAGCTCATCCATAGCGCGGAACCGAGCTTCTGCTGATGCGTTAAATACACCATTAAAACCGTCCAATGCAGTCATGGCGTTAGGACCAAACCGCAGTGCAGGGTCTTTAGCAAAGTCGTTCAGCAGTTCAATCTGATTTACAATATACTGCAAACCATTGTTACCTTCAGCTGCTTGAGTTGCAGCCGCCTTTTTAAGGAAGTCCATCTCACGTTCTGACTGCAACAGCAGGTCAATACGTGTACCAGAGCTTACGGATTGTGGGTTACGTGATGCACGCATGAACACATCACCAGCATAAGGCATAGCACGTTGCAGTGTTTCACCTATGGAGCTGTAAGCCACCCAACCACGTTGAATACCTTTTAAATCAGCAGACATTAATGCACCAGCAAAGTGTGCCGTAGGTTGTGCAATGATACCGCCAAAGTTACCAACAAGCGCTTTGACAGCTGATCCGATACCCAAGATATTGTTGTAGATATTAGACCATACACCAGCAATGATTTTGTTCTGTACGTCAGGGTTCAGGTTAATAATACCTTTACCAAGATCTACAGTCATCTCGCTGATCCACTTGTTCATCTTAATGATGGTGTCGATATTGCCATCAGTAAGTTCATAAGCAAGCAGGAACTGATCCATTAGCTGCGGCTGGTTAGCTGCAATCTGACGCATAGAGGTGGCAAACCGTTGAGAGTCTTTAAAGATACGTTGTGCAACTTCACCAGCACCAAGTGCAGTAGCTTCGTTGTAACCTTCGATGTTTCTAAATCCATTTGCTACTTGCTGGATCAGACCCATCTTACGGTTTTTGTAATACTTAGCAGAAGCAGACAGCTGGCTAATATACTGAAGCATATCAACGATCTTATCCTGCGCTTCACGCACTGCGCTGGTACCACTCATCAGACGGGCACCCTCAGAAAGGTCTGAGACACGTCCAGAAAGGCTTCCAGCAAGGATAGACTGTGCTCTCGCTACGTCCATACCTGTAAGCTCTTCTCCGAAGCTACGGAGCGCTTTAGACGCCATTGCAAAACCGTCTTCAACCAAACGTTCAGTACCGTCCTCTCCACGAACAATATAAGGTTCAAGGACTTTACGTACGTCTTCTTTGGACATACGAGGATCAAACAGTTGAATTGCAAGATCTTCGTTAGCATCCATCACATCTTTAAATGTGACCTTCCAATTCCTACCCTCCATGCCGATAGAACCAGCTTTATGTAGCTGGTCAGCAAGACCAAGGACGACATCCTGTCCAGCACCAGGTGTGCTTACAGAATACTTCAGGGCAGGTTCAGAGATAACATTACCAAGACGACCGTGTACGGTGTCAAGGTTACGTGCAATCCGTGCGCTATCAATAGAAGCACCGACAACACCAAAGTCATCTACAGTACGTACACCAAGCTCGGTGTAGTCATACATATCATGAACACCCTTAAGAGGTTGGGTAAGGTCAGGATTCATGCTGTAGTTATACATGCCAACTTCGTCAAGAGCTTCCTCTTGTTTGATAGCAGCACGTGTAACAATATCTTCTGCAGTTTCATCATCCAAACCTTTAGGAGGTTGGTTTTCTTTCAACCATGCACGGGCTTCAGGTGTTTCACCAACCAGCTGGTTAGACTTACGTAAACCAGAAATAGTTCTTTCAGCAGCAGTGATAAACTTAGTAGCACCAAGCGCTAGGTCAACAACAAAACCCATCCCGAGATCTTCGTAGATGTTTTTCTGGCGCTTTACGTCTGCACTATCTGTATCCAAGGTAGCCATGCTATCAGGGATAAAATCGTAAGTTTTAGGGAATCTCTTTTTAAGAGTACCTGCCAGGTTATCTTCAGTGTACTCACTGCTAACAGCACCAACACCAAGACCAGCAACGGCTTCGACGCCACGGCTACCAATCCATTGTACAAACTTGTTTTGACCAAGTGACCAGCCAACACGAGTGTTTGCGGCAACACCAGCAGCGTTCATTGCACCGCCAAATACCATTGTAGGTACTACAACAGAAGAGATTTCACGTACTGATTGTGCGACTTCATTTTCAAAGTCATTAGCTTTGGGGATATTAACACCAGGGATTACGTTAAGTACGTCAACACCAAAGTCGGCAATACCCTGTACCACGTCCATATCGCTTTCAGCTCCGTACTGCCTCATCCTTTCTAGATCAAGCGTACCGTCTGGTTTTCTAAAGGGACTGGTTTCTACTGGTTGCAATCCTGTTGGTTCTTCTAGTTGAGGTTCCGTAGATACCTCTGGTTGTGGAGCGGGTTCAGGCTGTTCTTCCGTAGAAGTAAGAGGTTCTTCAGATGCAAGCTCTTCAGCTTGTTGTTGGAGCTGCAGCTGAGCTTGAAACTCAGGAGACAGCTCCATTTCACCTGGATCCTCCCTAAACTGCTCGTAAGGATCGAATTCCATAGTTTATTTAAATGAGTTTAGTTTCTCAATGTCTTCTGCCGTAAGCGGTCTCATAAGACCACCAAGGTGTAGATGTGTTTGGTGTTGTTTAAACATCAGTTGTTCTGGTGTTTGTTCAGCATTTGGATCCCAATCACCAGGACCAATCACTTCTTTAAAGAGACCCATAGAACGAATCAGTTCTTTAAGTCGCTCGGTTTTGTCGATTGACGCTTGACGATCACCTGTCATGTGTTTAAGGTCAAATGCTTCACCATAACCGTGGAAGCTGTTGCCTGCATGTACAGGAGCAACACCACCAAAGTCAGGGTGTTCGGTTACTGTAAAACCAAGTGCATTTTGAAAGATGGTTCCTGCATGTTGATAGGCACCTTTATTACCATCATAAGTCAGGGCATCAGTAAACGACTTTTTAAGGTTGTCTTGTGCAAACCCTGCCCTAAGATTAGAAGGTCGTGCAACAGTACCAGCGACCTGTTGAAGAGCACGGATCCTTTGTTTTGGACCGTTAATAGCAGTGAACAAATCTTTACGCTGTTGTTCAGTTAGACTTTCGTTAGCGCTTCTAATAATTGCAGGTGGTTCGAGTGGTTGCAAGTTAGGATCTCCAAGTGCTTCAATTTGACGATTGATAATGGTGAAAGGATCTAGACCATTACCTAGACCAGATACTGCAAGAACATCGCTAGGAATTGTAAAACCAGGTTTACCGTACCCAGACATAATGGATACAATCTCTTCTCTGGTAAGAATACTTTCTGCAGTGTCTAGAGTCTTTGCAATACCATCATCTTGAATGTTTTGTTGAATAGCTTGGAAACTGCGCCTACCTTCTTCAAACGCGGTTAGACCAGCCTTTGAATATAGATTTGGAAACTCAGCCGCGCCGCCGGGACGACCGCTTACTTTACGGTAAAACAAAGCACTTGGGTCTTTGCTAAGGGCAGCTTGTTTAACTTGATCTTCAATTTGTTGGGCGATCAACTCAGCAGACGTATTAAAATCAGCACCGCCTGCTACAGCTTGATCAACTCGTCTGCGGAACTCAGCACGCATACCTCTTTGAAGAGCCAAGCTTGCTGCGCTGTTTGGTCTTTGAGTGCCATAGGTAGTCACACCATTTGCAGTAGTTTTAAAGGCATCAGATAGGTCTTTGTAAGTACCTGTTCTATACCGAGCCTCTTGAGCGTTGTAACGTTCTTCTAGCTCTCTACCAGCTTTAACATCCAACCTCTTCAGCGCTTCAACGTGCTCCTTCTGGATAAACCCATCAACAGCTAGCGTTTCAAGGTTTTTAATTTGTTGAGCCTTAGCTTCTGCTTCGAGAGTATAGTTCTCTTGAAATTTAGTAATGCTTTCAGGTACTTTACCGTAAGTTTTAGTAAAGTAACCAACAGCAGCATCAACTACATCTTGAGTATTGTTTTCGGTAATGTACTCTAGAGTTTGTTGTTCTGCTTCTTTGAAAGCAAGGTTTTCAGCGTTTAGTGCAAGTTTTCTATAGTTATTATCAGCTTTTAGCCTTTCTGCTTTAAGAGTTTCAAACCGACCTGGGTTTTGCTCAGCATATGGCTTCTGACCTTGCTGCAAGACAGTACTTCCCAGCTGCTCCATGCTGAACAAAAAGTTACCGTCAGGACCACGCATTGTAGCAAGACTTGTAAACCAAGTATGCGCCTTAGCGTAGTCATAACCGTTAACCCTATAGATTGTACGGAATGATTGAGCAATGTTATTAGCAAATTCTGTAGGGTTCTGCGTTAGAATAGTAGTCGCAGTGTCAGCAGCTTGCTGGTTCTCACGTTGAAGTTGATCTGACCTAGCTGTAGCCAGCAGGCTTTGATGGTGCTGTGCTTCAAACTCTAGAGCAGTTCTCATGCTACCAGGTTTAAGACTCATCCCACCTTCAGTCCTAAACTTCTCTGAAACAATTCTACTAACATCTATCATGTAAGCAGAAAGTTCTCCTGCTTCCATTTTGCGACCAAGCTTTTCTTCTTGAGCCCTGATAGCTTCCTGAAGAAGTTGTGGGTATTTGTATTGATAGAAGAAAGCCGCCTGAGCCTTCAACGATTCACGTCTAACACGGTCGCTCTGGTTACGCCTTTTAGCGGGGACCAACGGATCACCACCATTAGCTACATATTCGTCTCCTAAAGCCTGTTGCTGCTCATCATTTTCATCTAGAATTAACTCATTTCTAAAAGCTTCTAGATCTTGTTCAGCTTTATTGTTTCTATAATCTTGTACGTTTTCTGCAATTTGCTCGTCTTCTTTAGCCTCAACATATGCTTTATACGCTTTGCCAGCAGAGTCGCTTAAGGTTGTGAGACCTCTTAAGATCTGAGCATTATCACGTTGATTCTGCTCATACTGTGCCTGGTTGGCACGAGCTTCCTGTTGAAGACCAGTCAGTTGCCGCTGGTGGTTTGCTGTTTCGATTTGGCGATTCTTTTCGCGAAGGCGTCTTTCTAATGCCTGACCTTCCTTTTCTTGAGCGAGTTGAGCTTCACGATCTTTGATTTCAGCGTTCCGTTGTTCGCGCATACCTTGCACAACACGGGCGCTTTCTTCACGCATACGTGCGATCTCATTCCCACTTATTTGAACAGGACGAAAGCCAGATGATTGAGCAGCCCTTCTGTATTGTACTTGTTTCATAGTGTTATGCGTTAGTGTTTAACTCCTGTCTGCACCACGGCTACCGTCACGATTGGAACCACCGCTGCCGCCGCCACTGCCGCCGCCGCCGCTCTTGTCACCAAAGACTCCGCTCCAATCGACACCTACAAGTGAATTTGCTGCACTACCAAAACCAGAAACAAGAGGTGCCATCGTACTTACCTGCATTGCTGGTGGGACATAAGTGGGAGTAGCTTTAATAGGTTCAACAAAAATGCGATCAGGTCCAAGTTCTGGTTTAGGAAGATCAGGTATAGCTTCAGGTCTAATCATCATAGATGCCTTAGCCGCCATGTCTGCAGCATACTTTTGCAGATCAATCTGACGCATGTTGCGTTGTGACTGCACAAGAGCGCTCTCAAGCGATGCGTCTGAAATAGCTCGATTGCGACCAATTCCAGCAAGCCTTGATTGAATCCTTTTGTTTCTTGAAACACCAGCCTGACCCATCTGAGCCTCACCCTGTGCTTGCAAACGCTCTTCCATAGAAGCCTGTTTACCGAAAGCGTCTTCTACAAGAATATCTTGAGTGGCAGCTTGCTCTGCTTCATACGCATCAATCGCAGCAATACTGTTAAAAATCAGTTGATTTTCTGTGTTCTCAACTGACCTACCATACCGTTCTACAACCGACTTGTATTCATAATCTCTAATTGCCTGGTTGTACTTCCAGTTCCTAAGAGATGTTTCGTATTGAAAATCTTTACTGTTAAAATAATTCTGTTTTTCGGCAGCAAAGGCTTCTGCGTTGTACTTGTTAGTTGCATCAGCTGCCTCTTTAGCAGCAGCCTTCTGCTCCCTTTCTATTCTTTCAGCACGAGCGTTTTGTTTACTGGCTTGACTAGAGCCCATGATACCGCCGATAATCGACATACCGGCGGAGATAGCGCTAAATGGATCGATTGCCATTAAGACCTCCTATAATACTTGTTAGAATAGTTACCTTCCCACATCATCGACACTAACGATACAGGGTATGGAAAATCACTTGTCACTTTAAGTTCAAAATTAGTGTTACGTTGATGGATGGGTAAGGTAAATACTCGTTCCTGTACCACAGGACTTGTATCACCAGCGTAGGTATCGCCTTCTGCAGTATGTTCTACGTTCTTCCACTCGTTAGAACCAGTCGGTTTTAGTTTAAATCGGATAGCACCAGTACGCCCAACAGACATTTTAACTCTAGCAATAGTCAGAGAAGCGGTATAGTCAGCTCCCTGCTCTGTTCTGAGGTAGAACTTAGGCAGCTCAGCCTCCAGGTCGTAACCGTAACCGACTACAATACCATCTTCATAAGCAGTAAAATTACCCTTTACTTCAAAATAACGGTAGCTAGTTACAGGTTCAACACGTTCGATAGCCTTAGCCCAGTAGCCCTGATCCGAGTCTAGTGCAGCATCAGTACCCTTATCTGCTGTCGGCACTGTAAGGAGCATCACGGCGTCCTTATCGTCGATAGGGGTATAAGGTACGTAGATCTTGGTAATGTCGTTTGTAGAGTCATATACGACTGCATCAACGTTACCTTCGTCAGGACTGACAGGACGGGTAGCCATGTCAAGAGGTACGTTACCAGTAAAGCTAGAGGATGTCGCATAGACGTTACCAGATGGTAGTTCATCCAGCTCAATAGCACCAAGCGTGTACTCGTCTTCCTGCTGCGACACAACAGTAACTGCATCGTTAATAATACGTGCAGCTTGAATAGTGCCAGGCAGCTCCCACTTCACCCATGCTTGGAATAGATCTTCCTTACCGTTGTTGTAGAACCGGTACATGTACAAGTAAGATGTATCACGATCGACCAACATAACAATAGAGTTAGGCGGGCTGACAGTCAGATCATCTACAGTATCAGGGATCCATTCAAGCACAGCTTTACTGATGTCCACCACAATAGGTGTTTGCTCAACGTCACGTAGAGCCATGGTAAACAGTTTACTGTAACCAGGAACTCGGCTGACAAATGCAGCTGTAGTACCAATGTCCACAGGCTGCACATTAGTAGCCATCTCGTAATTAGACAGTGTACGAATAACTGCAGAGGTAGGTGTCAAGATACTTGCATCTGTAGCGTACACCTGGAACTGCTGACGTTCACTGAACAGCAGCAAGCCCTGGGGTGACGGTAGAACGTCAGACAAAGTGACAGGACGTACACTAGATACGTTCAAGTCAATAGGATCTGAGTCGATCTGAGTCAGTGCAGACTTAGCGAAGAAGTTGTAGTTGTCGTTAGCAACACCGAAAATAACGTTATCCTCAGATAGCACACCGAACCTATTACTATAAAAGAAAGTAGAACTAATCTTTTTACCGATAAACGAAGGTTGCGGATTGGTAACATCATCACCAGTCAGACGATCCTTGTAGGTAATAGGACCAAACGTAAAGGTAGTAGCACCAGTGTTAGCCAGCTCATGCGGCATAGTAGTGTTATCAAGACCAGGTGATACATCACGTGCTACTGTCTCTTCCCAATAACCACGCCCCCTGTTCAAGGTAGTGTCATACGCAACATACTTAACGTAGTAATCATCTTCAGCAATATTGCTGTTAAGGATCTTTACGACATGACCACCAAATGATTCCAATGGGAGTTTAGAAACATCTGTAACTTGATCTTCAAATACCTCAAGTGCTGTGTTACTTATACCACCTCTAGCATCAATATCAAATGCCAAAGGGGTACCACCAGGGGTGCTGTAATCAGTAACTACACCATTAGCTTCGTTAGTTCTACGGATAACAATACTATTATTGTAACCTTCTAGATACCACCTACCATCAAAATCAGTATTAGATGCAGTTTGTTGTGTAAGAATAAGATCTCTAACACCATCAATAAGGTGGTGAGCTGGTACAATGTTGGAAGCCCCTGACGTAAAGAGCGTCATGTCGTCAAACGTTGTAGAACTCTGAGCTGTTACTGTTACAGTTTGGTTTTGAAGGACTACAGAATACTCGTCTCCATCATTAAGAGTAAGAAGTTTAAGAGTACCCACAGAATTAGCAACAAACGTACCGTCTGCCTGCATAGCAGTAGCAACTGTTTTGTTGGTAATAATGGTTGTATCTTGGATGCTACGGAAGTGATAGTCATCCTGCTTAGTACCAGTTAGGTAGCTAGTACCAGTATTTGTAACCGTACAAAATGTACCTTCTGCAGCAGTCCATACAAACAGGTCGGTACCTTTAATAGCACCAATGTAAGAACCTGCTACACCACGGTCAATAAAGAACCATGCTGCATCTGCTAGTTCAGTCTTGGTAAATGCAGTGCCATCAGCTTTCTTTAGCACGTTAGTGTGCTTCATACCAGGACGCTTCAGCAGACCAAATGTAGGATCAGGGTAACCGTTAACACACTCAGTCAGCTGGTTGATTAGTTTCTTGTCGTCAGTTTGGCGGGATACACCACCAAGAAAATTAGGGATCTGTTGTGTTACGGCTGGCATTAGCGTTGCAAGGTATGGAACGGTTTATAGCTATTGTAATAGTTCTCGCCCTGGGGCTCACCAAAGAAGGAGTAGTCACCCTGGCTGCACTCATACTCCATAGCCATAGCCCGTGCAAATGCTTCCTTCTGTTGGAGCATCTGGTACAGGTTAGGGTCACCCATTGTACGGCTAGAGAAGATAGCAGCAGCGCGTGCTACGATAAATGCTTGGATAGGATCAGGGATATATTCCCACTCAAAATACCACAGGATGTCAGCATGAACCTCAGGGTCAGTCCACTTGTAGGTATGCTTGATACGGTCGTAGAGTTTACCTCCACGGTTAATACTATCGAACTGACGGTTGTTAAATCTCTTTGAGGAGATGTTTAGATCCACCTGAAGCATATCATCAGGGATCAGAATTTCGTTGTCCGAGTTAGGAGTAAGTGTGTAGTCGTATTCTTTATTGAAAGTCCATCCTTCGCTCTGTACTTCACGCGACACCTCTCTCAAGGTGTTGAGTGCAATCGCAACGTCCGGGTTGGTTTGAGTTTCAACTCTGGTAGTAACTTCATTACGAGTCAATGTACGTTCAGCTACAGTCTGAGAAATGTTCAGAGTGTATTCATACGTAACAGGATCAGTGGCAGGTGTTGCTTCTACACCAGCAACTGCAATAGAGGTGCCATC